AAATACGCAATGATGTTAGTGCCTGCAGTACTGGCAGGCCAGTAATTGGAAACACGACGACGGCCAGTTGTGTCAGTAAACTCAACGCCTTGAAAAGCACCGGACCAAACAGCGCCTACGGTGGCGATAATGATAACGCCAGCGGACGCACTGTATTGTACAGGTTGACCTTTGAGAATGTTCGAGCCGTAGCCCGACGTAATGCCGTTGGTAAGCGCTTGCGCGCGATCCAGACCCGAAGGATGAAACGCGGGGCGCAAACCGAACGGAGCAGAGGTAGCACTCATATTAACTCCTTAAATAAATTACCCAAATACGGGCACTTTTGCGGTTTGGTCAAACTTCATGCCGTCGCCTTCAATCATAACCAGCGGCTTACCCCGACTATCTTTTGCACCGAGCATTTGCTCTTGTTGAACTTGCACCTTTTCTTGTTCGTCCAATGGGGCGTAATGATGCATTTCTGCCATTAGGTCCTGGTAGACGTCCTCGGGTAGTTTGTACAAAATCATCTCGTTGCACGCGACAAATCCTTCATGTTCACCTGACTTGACTCTATAAGTCTCAAAGCCGTGCACTTCTTCGGCTTTCACAGGCATATAGCCTAGTCGTAAACGTTTATGGATGGGGTCATACTGGTTGGTAGTAGAAAGCCAGCACAAATGAAAACCCGGAATCTCGGGTGGGGTCGGAAGCGCTTCTTGCAGCCACTCCGAACGGAATGCCCTACGGCGTTCCTCAGACGATACAAACTGTTCTTCAGGCGGACGACGCGATGCATCATCATCCGCACGTGTTTCACGGCCTGCACGAGTATTTCTTTTCAAACGATCATCCATTATGCGCTCCTAGTCTTGTTACTGCGGTCCCATTCAGCGTAGTTGCGAATGGCTTTCTGCCTAAGTTCTGAATTTTCCCACAAACCTGCCTCTTTCATCGCAGATACGCGCTGAGGGCTTAATCGAAATTCATTCGATCTAGTAGTTGCTGTGGTTTCACGTCCTGAACTTGTCATAACAGACCTGGGCCTTTGCGTTCGAGTACCGGAGTCATTATACCCCTGTTTTTGAGCTGTGGGAATATACTTTTGCAAACGATCTGTAAGTTCTTCCCAATAATCTTCAGATGTTGGGTCATAGCCTTCACTTGTAAGGCGTTTGTCAATGACTTGGGCAATTTGAGACTCCTCATTCTTACCGCTTGGGTCGTACCATGGGTTGTCTTCCATCCATTCAGTAGCCATTCTTTTGACAACAGGGTCGGGCTGCGTAATGTTTTGCGCAGGCTGCGACATTTGCTTTGTAGCTTGATGCTTTAAGCTGGTCAAAGACTCCAACTTGCGCTGCGCTTCAAACCACATTTCTTGCGCAGACGTTACGCCGTGCCCATCCTTGGACTCAACAGCATTTTGCATCTTCATTTTAGCGTACTCAACCTGCACGCCGGCATCTTCAATGGCCTTATCAACACGTGCAAGCTCGGCGCCTGATGTACGTTGCTCAATATGGGCAATGCGCTCTGATAAAGACTGATTTTGCTGCCGTAAAGCGTTAACTAAATGCGAAGATTCACGTGCTTTTTCACGGTGAAGTTGCTTTTTTAGCTTTCGTTCCTCACGTCGAGCGGCTCGAATGGCCTCTCTGTTAGGGTCGTGGTCCAGCCCATCATTTTGTTGTGATGGACTATCCATATCGTTGGTGCTTGAGTCATCTGAGTGCATCAACGAATCAGTATTTGCTTGCGGAGATGCAATAGCATCAGGCAAAGTGACAACTGCGCTGCCATCTTGGTCTTCAGACACTTGCATTTCCATTTTATCTGTAGATGTCATAAGTTTTCCTTTCAAAACTTAGATGAAAGCTTTAATAGCCCTGGGATCGCCTGTCACTCGGCCAATAATCTCATGGTCATTAAAGAACGTAAACAGCGCCTTGCCTTTTGCGCTGCCATCTTCAAAGTCAATCTCCCAGCGATCGCCGCCCCACTTTGGCACGCGAACGTAATCACCAACTTGGCACCACACGCCTTCAGGCCATGGTTCCATAGTGTCTCGCTTTTTGAACGCAATAGGTCCAACAGCCAAGACTTTACCGATCATGGTATTCCACTTCTCGGTTTCTTTCGATTCTTCTGGGATGTAAATGCCAGAACTCGTCACCTTATCTTTTACTGCTCTCAATTGCACGAGAACACGAGCACCGTACGGCGCCATAAGTGGATCGATTACTGGAAACGCTTCTTCAAGCGTTTGCTCTGCATCAAAGGTCATCTCTTTTTTCCTCTTCAAGTAAGTTGTTGATAATCTGCAAGGTTTCTTCCAAACCTGCGTGACGTCCTGTTAAGCGCAAATAACTTTCAAAAGTTGAGCAATGACCTTGCGCCATTGCATCAGCAATCTCAAACTGCTTTTGCTTAATCAGGTCTATAAGAACGCTAATTCGCATTAGCGTCCTCGACCGGCACTCTTCTTCATAGGCGCAACTATCGCAATAGTCAATCCGCCTTTAGCATGCCCGCCTTTTTTCATGGTGGCAATCTTACCCGTGGGCTTATTGTAAGGGAGCTTTTGGCTGCTGTCGTTAATTGCTGTCTGAGACTGTTTTTCAGACTTAGCACCCATGGTGTTGTGCTTAGCGCCTGAAGCCTCATCCCACATCACTTCAGCAGGCTTCTTCACTGCCCCGCCTCCCGCGTACTTGGCGACTTTACCGCCGCGCTTTAAGTGTGTTTCAGCGCCTGCTTGGCCCATGGCCAAACGTTTGTGCATGTTAATTGCGTCATCGCTCATGTTAAGCTCCTAAATTAGATTGCAGATGTTGTTGAGCGGCGAGTGTAGTCTGCAGTTGCTCATGTTGCAGCTGTACAGCGTCCCTTGAAAGTTCGGCTGCCTTGATCCGTTCTTGTACCAAGTTATTTTCAGTATTCTCAACTTGCTGTGCTTGCAGTTTTTGCTGCGCAAGTTGGGTGTCTGCTTGATCTTTTTGTGTTTTACGCTGTGTTTCAGCCATCGCTGTTTGCCCAAGCATTTGCACCTGCGCCATGATATTGGGATCAGTAGGCGCGCCTTGCTGCATGCCTTGCGACAGTTGCTGCATCTTCTGCATCAGCTGCGCCATAACCTGCCCAACTTGCTGAAGCTGCTCTGCCGCGTCTTGGTGCACATGCTGTGTTGCAACGGCAAGCAACTGCTGCGCTTCGCGGATGGTAGGCTCAACCTTAAGCACATTGTAAGGGCGGCCCAGCGCTGTACTGGTGTAGCCATCAGCCATGGTAAGGTACCATAGCGTCAAGTGCTGCTTAAGATGCTCTAAACATTGTGGGATAAACCCCGGGGCAATTGCTGGGTTGCCTCCAAACAGCGGGTCCAACGCATAAGCAATGTGCACCTTGAAGTGCGCAATATGATCTTGCATCGGGTACGCACCAACTGGCTTGCCAATGGTCATGGCCACGTTTTCAAGTGCAGGATTCATATCATGCATCTCTTGCGGATCTGGCAACACCATGGCTATGTCAGTAAGCTTAATCTGCTTAAGGATTCGCTTCTCAACTTCAAGGCGGTTGTACAGGTCTGGGTTTGCTTGCGCGCGAGCAGCAAGGGTTTGGATTTGCGCGTAGCGTTGGCTCTCAGCAAAGATATGCGGGTCACTAACTGGGATGACATCAGCGTTGGAAATGAAGTCGTCAGTTGTGACTTTTAGATCTTCAACAATCTCACTCTTGCGCTGGTCATTGAGATACCAACGATTGATACGGGCAAGAACTTTAAAGACACGGCGCTGAGAATCATGCAACCGCGAGTGGATAGAGCTAAACACCGCAGCGCCTTGCTCAATCAATGCTTGTGTAGTGCCTACAGGCGCATTGGATGTGATATCAGCAATCTTCTCTTCACTGGTGGTAACCACACCCTTTGCTGCGTCAGTTAGAATTCCTAGTAACTGCAGAAGCACCGGGCTTGGGCCATTGAAAGGCACAGGCATGGCAATCTTGCGGATGTCATCCACTCCCGGTGCGCCTTCAATCTCAGCTACCTGCGTAGGCTCAATGACCGTGCTTTGCCCTGAGATCTTGGCGCCTTTGAGCTTGAGCATAGTAGGTGCATTGTTAATATGCGCCGAATCAAGCAGAGCACGCAAAGCTCCAGTAAGAGCAGCAGATAGCCCGCCAATAAGATGGGGAAGACCAATGGCATAAGCACCGCGCCAAGGAATAAACTTAAACTCAATAATCCAATCAAGCTTCGTATACGCATCATCGCCATCTTCCCAGTTACGATACAAGCCTACAACATCGCGTGATGTCTCATCGATCATCATGATGTAAGGCGCACGTGCGCCTTGGCTATACTTGTCATCGGCTTCTTCAAGCCAAGTGCAGATATGGAATACACGACGCACGCCATCAACGTTGTCAGCTTTCTGCCGGCGGCCCTCAATCTTGTCATTAGCTTTTTCTGACTTAGTCTCATCAGGCATCATCGAAGTCTTATACACGCCTGTGTCGATGTACAAGCCTGTTGAAACGCGCAAGTCATACTCTTCTTGCGTGATGTCTTGCACTTCAGTCATACGACTGGCTGTGTAGAAGTTGCCTGCTGAGAAGGGAAGGTAGATGTTGTCAATGGGAACAAACTCAGCACGTGGGCGACGCATCTGCTCGTCATACCACATCTTGATGTATTGCGAGCCTCCCAGTGGTAGTTGCGTAAGCATCTGCTCTTGCTCATCACGATACTCTTCAATCTGCTCTGTCAACTGCCAGTTCATGTAGTCGCGCTTACGCTCTGCGCGATCTACTTTATCTGCAGTAGTATCACCCACAATCTTGGTCTTGACAGGTCCATCGGCAGGGAATAGTTCTTTAATGGCTCGTGCCGCGAAGTCCACACACGCCTCGGCCATGACAGGATGGACCACCTTTGAAGCGCCTAGGAACTGCGCACCGCCAGGCGCATCAGAGCCTAAGCCCGTACGACGCAAGCCGTCTTCATACTGCTTATCGCGATCTTCTCGAGCCTCCTTGTCTTTCTCAATCAAGTCAATGTACTTAATTGCAAGACCGTCCAGCATAAGTAGGTCAAACTTATCTGCCAAGTTCTCATAGAAGTCAGGCTCATCATCAGGCCCTTTAAGATCAGGCATGCGCACAATTGCTGAGCCATCTTCTAGCTCCTCAACGTCCGAGTCACTCTGATCAAAGAGATCAATTTCTGCTTTATGCGCCTCAGGCTCATCAGCAATGCCGTCAACAAAGCGATCGTAGTCTTGGGGGATGGGCATTTCAAGAGCCATGGTATTCCTTATTCATAACCTTCAAGTAGCATGCGCAATTGCGTAACTAGTGCGTCACGAAGAGTAGTGCTATACGCATAGTCATCTGATGCCATGCCTAACACATTTTCCCAGCCTGCACGACCATTGTTCTCAAGGTCGCGTATTGAGCTACGAATTTGGCGCATTGCAGTAGGCCTAGCCATAGTGCTAAACACGCTCTCATCAAGAATTTCTAAAAGATGCTGCGCTTCAGCCATAGTACGTTCATCAGCAAGATCTGCGTCTCGTTCGGCAGCAAGATCTGCATGTCGTTCGGCAAGTATGTCTTCACGCGCTGCAGGGGGCAGCTGCGCAGGTCGTGCAGCGTTATTGCGCGCTTCCATGCCCATACTCACATCACGAGCAAGTAGCTCAAGCATATTTGGTGTAAACGTGTCTAATTGCAGTGTGGCGCCACCAAAAACCCTATTGCCGTTACGAATTAAGTTAGCAACTTCATTCGGGTCATCAACCCCATGCGTACGTGTTTGTTCCATAATACGCGTTGCAGCGTCATTGACAAGATTGAATTGCTCAGCATTTCGTAGTACAGATCGACTTAGGTCACCATAAGGCATAACTCTAACATTTGCGTTTAATGACGCTGCAAACTCACCATTACGTAAACGCTCCATACGCGCAGCCAAGGCGTCTTCTTGCGGGGCAGCAGTCGCAGCAGCAGGTTGATTAGCGCCATGCTGCTGATCTACTTCCCAGTCATCTACATGTATATCAGGCAGTATATCAGGTATGGCTGCAGGTGCTTGCGCAGCTGGTGGGCCTGCCATACGCTCATGCGCAAGTTGCCGCAGTGCTGATTCAAGAGTAGCGGGGTCAATCCTGTCATTGGTGCCTACATGCAAAGGCCGATCATGCCGCATCTCATCTACAAACGCCAAGATAGTTGGGTAATGCTGTCTATTGCGATCAAAGCGCTGGCCTAGTTGATTCGTAAGCATAGGCACTGCAAGCCTGTCGGGGTCACTAAGTTGACTATGCAAGTCCTCATCAGACATACGTGACAAAACGCGAGGCATTGACGCGTCGGCATTACTAGGCAATTCTCTAAAGTATCTTATAACAGCGTCTCGTGTGTCGGCTGACAGGCCAACCAACACACGTTGCGCTTCGTTAGAGGTAAGTACTGTTTCTAATGCAGGGATACCAATTTGCTGACTTGTGTATAGCCTATTGTCTTGCAGCGCTTGCTCGTCAAAGTAATGGTGGATGTAGTCAACAGCGGCTTGACCTGTGCGTCTTTCATTAGGCGACAAGTCATCGCCATACACGCCTGCAAAGTCGTTAAAGTTGTACTCAGACGGCGTTGAGTAGTTAGTGGCAAGACGCTGGTCTGTTCCTATGCGGGCTATACGTGCATCAATGTCATTGATATGCGCTAATGCATCCTGTATTTGTTGGTGCGTATTGGTTAAGTCATTCAAATCACGAAGAGCTACATCCCGTGCTTGTTGTAATGATTGCAGCGTGTCGGTGCTGCGTGCAGTAGGCAGTTGCGGCGTAGCCTGCTGCTCTTGCTTTAGCGTTGCAGCATACGTGCGCAAAGCGTCTTTAGTCATAAACCGCGGCAAGTCTGGGTGCGCAGCTGCCAAGTCATTTGCGCTGCGTAAACCTAGTATACGAGCAGCGTCAGAACTGCGCACAGTATCCAAAACACTTGTGTTTGCGCTTAAGTTGCTTTCAACACCTGCAATATCGCCACGCTTATTTAAGTAGTCAGCAATTGCTTGGTGGTATTGCGCAGCAATAGGTCCGTTGGTAGCACCTGATTTTGTTGTAGGGCCTGAAACGTAGCCTAATGAGTACTTATCGCTGCCTCGCTTGTGTAGTTCAAGCATTGCAACAGGAAGCTTAGTCTCATTATCATGAATTTGCGCAAGTATGGAGTCGCCGCGCATTGCGTTGTAAACGTAACTACGTAACGAGCCTGTGCCTTTAGGGTTTTTGTTGCCTGTAATGGGGTCAAGGTAGGGTTCGTAATTGGGGTCGTTACCTGTAAACGGGTGTGGGCCTTTGCCCATATATTTACCACTTTCGCCTACGCACATATCAAGCACTGCGGTTGCGTCACTTACGCGCTGTTCACCAACATTACGTGGTGTGTTGGCAGTTGTCTCAAGTAAGATGTGGCCGCCAATTTGCTGAGCCTCTGGGTCGTTGGTTGTGCGATCAGCAATGGCTGCGGTTGCATTTGTAAGATATTGTTGCCGCGCAATTCCCGCGGCAGCTTCGTCCTGTATGCGCTTTGTAGCAATTTGCCGGACATACTTTTCAACAGTCATTGCGCTTAGCGTATCAAGTGGGATTTTCTTTTGCATCACGTCGTTGTACACAGACTGCGCAATGCCAGGTAATCCTATTTCGTTAAGCCGCTTTGCCGTATACAAAGTTGCTGCATCCGGTACATTAGGGTGCGTAACGTCTGGGTAGAACTGCTTTGCAGGATAAGCTAAGTCAATAAGAAACTTCTCTTTAGTTACTGGTGATACTGCTGTATCCGCAAGGTTCTCATACATGGCGCCAAGCTTTAAGTTCTCAAGCTCATTTGCTATTTTTACACGCGCATTTCGCATACGCGTAGTCGCGTTAGTTGCTTCTAAGTTGCCAACATTAGCTTGTGCAAAGTCATTTAGGTTTTGCGTTGCCTGATCAAGCTCAGCTTGCTTAGCGTCAATTGCAGTTTGTAACGCAGACCCAGGCATACCTGCTTTTTCTCGAGCAGTATCTGCAAAACGCTGTGACACTTCGCCTTGGCTGCGCACATCTGCTGCAGGCCTAAATGTGTAGCCTTCAGAGGCCGCTTTTAGAAGCGGGTCATTAGCAGTGCCTACATACTTACTTGCGTAGTTAGTTAGGTTGTTAGCAACCCACTTCATGCCTGCCTCATGCCTGTTGAAGTAGTCCTCCACAGTAGGCAATGACGTGCCTTGTGCTTGGGCTAACTGCTGAGCTTCAGGTGTCTTGGCAAAGTCGTCAATGATTTGCGCTTTAGCGTCCGCGTACTCATTACTAGATCGCCCGCCGAGACGTGACTCAAACGCCAGTTGCGCAACACGAGGCGACGTTGCGTCAGGGTACATCTCCATCATGCGCTGCTTATTGTACGTGTTAAACGCATCAACCATTGCAGCTGTATCAAGATACCGAGTCATGTAGTCGCCTAAGACTGAGCGGCTTGGCTGGTTGGTGTCAATGGTGTGCACAGGCGCCGCTTGCAAGTTTGTAAGCCCGCCCAAGTCTGCAGTCTCAGCCTGCGTAGGTGTAGCCAAGTTGCCTGTCATAGGGTCTTTGGCACGTGCAACTTGAGTGCCCAGCACACGAATAGCGCCCATTTGCGCTGCAGCAGAGCCAGCTGCAGGCCCTAACTCGCCTACTGTATCTAACCCAGGCGCTACGCTTTGTAGCTTGGTGCCTAGCGTAGGCGCGTTGGTGATGGGGTCAATGCGTGTAATGCCTGCTTTAGCATTGGCAAAGTCAGTTGGTATATCACGGACTTGCTTACCAATGCGTGAAGCTTCAGCGCCAACAACACGCAGGTCATTAGGCGTAAAGCCTCTGCGCGGTAATCCCATCGCTTCAGGAAATGGAAAGGGCAGCTTGTCAAGACCTGTTGCAGACATAACATCAGGCAATGTTTCGTATGCAAACTTTTTGCCTTGTTCTGTTACAGGCTCTCCAAGTAGCTTATACAAATTGGCGATGTTTTCTTCAGCAGTAGGTATACGCTCTTTGCGGTACGCTTCAGCAGCTGCAGGGTCATTCTCAACGTACTTGCGGTATAAGTATCCGGGCCCTGCGTTTATACCCTGCCCTAAAGTTTGCGCAGCCCCGCCAATTAGTGATAAAGGCCCGCCAATGATGGCGCGTGCTACATCAGAACCTGCTTGCGCGCCTGTACGTGCTTGTTGGCGTACTGCGTCTAAGGGCGAGCCATCCCAACTGTCGCCTTGCCCAGGGTCAAAAGAGCCAAGATCAATAGGTAGTGCCATAACTATTCGTTGTCAACAGAGCCAGTCCACCCATGCTTACGCATCCGATCTAAAGCGTCTTCGTATTCAGTACCCCCATACTCGTTTGCCTGACCCCAAATGTCGTCAAGGAGGTTGTCATCTATAAGATGCTTGTGCAGTTCATTTGAGAGTGCGTCTTTTTGTTTTTTGTACTTAGTATAGCCGCTTTTGCTGTTGTATTCTGAATGTCCGCGCTCCATCTCGCGAAAGCGATCAACAACTTGATTTATGAAGTTGTCGTAAACATCCATGCCATCAGCGTCATTGCCTTCTTCCTTGACAGCTTTTTTGGCAGCTTTATCTAAGAACTTGTTGTCATTCCAAACGTCAAGATACGAAGTTGCGCGAACAGCTTCTTTTGCTCGCCCATCTTCCATAATGCCTTCCAGTGAATTGCGCGTATTAGAAATTCCAGCAACTTCACCAAGCAATTTGCTGCCATCGCCAATAAGCTCTTTTACAGTTGCAAGTGGAAGTTTTGTTTGCGCAGCAACAGTCTCAGCATCAAGTCCTACGGCTTTAGCAGCATCAGTGTAGTTGTCGCCTTCTTCTACTGAAGCCCAAAGCTGTGTATGCGGCACATCTTCTGGGTCGTCCCAATTATCGCCAACGCTTTGACCTGTGGACGTCTCATAAGCCTTCTTGGCACTGTCAGTATTTTCCCAAATCGTGGACGCGTAGGCTGCGATCTTTGCGGCAGCTTTTGCACTGTTGATAGCAGGTGCAGCGGTTTGCGCCATCTGTGTCAAGGGAGCCAAAGGCGCAACAATCTCAGGCACGACATCAGCAATCTTGGGTGTAGGCAGCATCTGATTGACCACTGCTTGCCCGGCACGTTGTAGCACCTCACGACGTGACATAGGCGTTGCTGCAGCTTTGTTGACCAGTGCACCCAGCGCGCCTAATGCAGAGGGCGCGTCGTAGCTACCTCTACCCGGGTCAAAACTTCCTAAGTCTGGCTTAGGCGCTTGTACAGCAGGCGCAGGCGCTGATGCGGGAAGCGGAACGTCTTGTGGGCGTACTGCAGGTAAGTTCTCGTTTGACGTAGGGCGCAAGCCAAGTATTGAGCGCCTTGCCAAGTTAATAGGGGGCTCAGCTACAGCAGGTGGGCGTATAGTGGGTGGGCGCTTACCAAAAAGCCCCACCTGCAGCATATCTGGGTCTTGGCCTAACTGACTTGCACCGTCATCGTAGACCTGAGGTTGCTGACCTTGCGCTAGCATCTCAGCACGCATGCGAGCTAGTGTTTCATCATAGTCCATAGTTATTGCGCATATGGGTTGATACGTGGGCTGCGGTCCTCGTCATACGAGTCATCGTCATTGTACACCGGATCGATGTTCAAAAACCCTTGGTCCCGTAATAGACGCAACGCCTGTGAGGTTGCATCCACAAGGTCATCATGCCTGACCTCTGGGAACGAGCATAACTGGTTTAGTAGTGGCTCGACCCAGGTCCGTGGCGCGCCAGGGTTATTCGTAGACTCAGGCACGTAAATCAGTCCACGCTTGATGATTGGCGCAACGATATTAAGCCTCATCATCTTATCGGCGTTGCCGGGATTGTAGCCTCTGACCTGCAGGCCCGCACGGCGCAAGTCTTGGATGAGGGAGATGCCGGCGGACTTGTCCTCGATCAAAATCATGTCGACCTTCTTGCCTGAGCCAAACTCATTCTCGTCGCCGTAGATGCTGGTCGCCTCGTCCACGACTTTAGGTCGCAGGTCAGGATACTGCAGGTGTTCTTCCCAGCAGTCAATAATCATCGCCGACATGGGCTTATCGGGCGAGGGTTTGAAGACGCCAAACACCACACACGCGGTCGGGTCATTCTTAGTTTTGTCCGACGTGGCAATGTCGTAGGACTGCACAATATACTCAAAGCGTGGCAGCGGCTTCTCATGGGGCCAAAGCTTGAACCAGTCGCGTTTGACGATGCCGGCTTCTTCTGGGTCGATGATCTCAGCATGAATCTCTTGGCGCCCAAGTGTCGTGCCCTCATATTGCAAGATCTGCTTTTGGAAGCTCGGTGCGAGGTTCTTGATGTTATCGTACGTGGATGCTGAGGTATAGCATACATCATCCCCATCTCGGTTGACCAGATCAACAATCAAGGGCCTTGGCTTAGGTGTTGTGGTGGCAATGATCCGTGGGTGCTTACCAAGGCGCATGCCAAACTGCAACATGTTCCATGCGTCATCAAGGTAGTCCCATGCAGCCAGCTCATCCAGCCACCCGCCATGGAACTGTGGACCTCGGAAGCGTGAAGGCTCAAACGCTGGGATGCCTTTGATTATGCTGCCATTGACAAGCTTGATCTCATTTAGCGATTTGATGTAGTCTGCAATGAGAGTGTGTGGCATAACCGCAATCAAGCCTGACTCACCTTCAAAGCAAACATCACGCACATCTCCGCCTGTCGGAGCTGATACTAGCCACCGCGTCCCAGGTTGGCTCCAAGCTTCCCACCAAGTCCATTCAGCTGCGCACCGAGTCTTACCTGCACCGCGCCCAGCAAGCAGAAGCCAAATGTCCCACCAATCTCCGCCTGGTGTGATCTGATGCTTGTTCGCGATTGACAGCCACTTAACGCGAGCTTTCAACGCCGCCTGCCATTCAGGCGATGCTTGATTCAGGTTAGGACCAGACGCTATGCGCTGTGCAAGTCGTTCAGCTGTTGCCGGATTCAGCATCGGCTTGTCGTGCAGCTAGCAGATCAGCAACCAGGTCCTTAGCAAAATCGTGGATAACGTCGACTTGAATGGCTCCGTCGTTCTTACCAACGACCTCGACTTTGTTGTTTTCGCGGTACTCATTGGGGAACCTAGCAGCCATAGACCGAGACCAAAGCCCGGTGTTAATCCGCGGTCCGCCTGGGTTTTCAATCATGTGATTCTGGGCCAAAGTCTCCCAATAATCAAGCGCATGCTGCTTCGCTTCTTTCAAGGCATTGCGAAACTCCTCGTGCACAGCTTCCCAGTCTGATATGTTAGTAGGGTGAAGCCCAAGGCGCGATCCTATTTGATGACGTGAAAGCCCTTCTTTGCCCATGTCTGCAATTTTATCGCAAAGTGCTGGGTTGTACTTTGTAGGGCGTCCTATGGGTCGTTTTTCAGTAGTCATAGCTTAGATTATACACATTCTGGTGAAAAGTTGATCATTTTTGGCCTATTACAAAAAGTATTACAACGGGCTCGAAAACTATATACGGGGGAGTATATATATATAAATATTCCTTTAGTTTTAGTAGTAGTAATATATGTAATAATGTAATTAGAGTTTAGAAACAACAACTTAGAGCACTTTGCAGTGTAATCAGCTGTTGTAATACTGCACGAATTAGAAGGAATCTGTAATATTTTGCACCTCTTTTGCCACTGCATCAGCAGTAGCTTTTGCAGCATTTCGTTTATTACAAATCTCCCAATCATTGGTTTTGCCTATAAACCAACCGCGCATCGTAATATTTTTTGTCACATCGCCAGCATCTGTCTTCATAAACACCACAGCTTCATCGCCGGGCGCAATGCCGGCCAAAGCAGACTTAACGTACTTAGCTGAGGGCATCCTTTCATCACCTTGCCAAGCTCTAAAGAGTATTTGCAGTTGCTGATTGGTAAAGAATGCCACGCCATTTATATGCGTTCTAGCCCATTCGACGAGGTCATTGGCGAATTGTTGAGTGACGGATTGAGAAAGTTTCACGACTTGTGCCTTGCGTTTAGTGTTAGGTGCTGCCTTGAAAGGGTCAAATGTTGAGATGTCGCGGTTGTAGTACCAGTTAAGCACCGCGCCAAATCCCCCAGCCCTTGCCCACCGCATGAGTGCTACAACTAGAGGCTGCGTCTCCGCGTTGGTAAGTGTCTCCGGTTTATAGATAGCTTCACGTCTAGCGCTGTTGCCCATCGTTGTGACGTAAGGCCTGTTGGTTGTGAAGACAAAGTTGATGTAGTTCTCTATTGAGTATTGCGCCCCGTACTTATTGTTGATGGTAATCTCCTTAGATGTGATGAAGTTCTTTAGCTTAGCGCTATGGTCATCACGATCGGATGAAGGCTCATTCACCACCACAAAGATCTTGTTGCGTAGCAGCCCATTGAAGGCGCCAAACAACTCATCAGGCCCCACAATGATTGCCGGTGCCCCATCACCAAGACCCAGCATCTCTGCTATGAACTCAGCCACAGCAGATTTGCCAATGCCCTCACTGTTAGACACAAACTGTGGAGTGGTGTTGTTTCGCCGGTGTGGGAATTGGACTATGTTGGCAACCCAATCATGCCAATACTCCATAAACTCAATTTCATCTCTAAAGAAGTACTTGCAGAATTCAGCGTACAAATTGATGTCACCTGCCACAGGAAAGTGCGACCAAGCGTTAAGATAGTTGTAACAGCCATCTGGAGTGACCCTAAGTCCCTGGTACCGTGGGTAGATCCCCACCTTTTTAATATCGCACCTCTTGGGCCACTTCTTGTACTCCTCAATGAGAGGTATCTCACGGCTAACAACCTTAGGTGGTGCGCCATTGCGGCCTTGCACGGTGCTGGTCTGAATGAAGATGTGCTGAGCTGAGTCTATACGTGCTTTGTTAAAGTTCAGAATGTGCCCGTCCATCAACCGGATGACATCGCCATTGAGCATGGCATACTTTGTAGAGAACTCATGTAGCTTCACATCTAGTGTATCCACGCCATTCATGACGATGCTGGTTGCGGTGAGCACCTCTGTCAGCGTCTTACCAGCCTGCAGATGGTCATCAATGGCGTACTTCTTGCCTTCGCCATAACCGAAGCGACCGACACGGCAAAGATGGACCTCAGCGCCAAGCCCACGCAATGTGATTGCTAGCTTAGTCTCGGCTAATGCCACCTGCTCATTGGGCTCGCCTTCAGCCTTGGCGCCGTCATAGTCAAAGATGATGTAGACCTGTCTGCTCTTGGACTCAAAACTAGTCTTTTTGCGCCACATGATCTGCATCAAGTCTTTGTGCAGGTGCAGCCCCTGTTTGTCCGTCCAGCTAGTAACCCCTGCCAACCCCAAGCATGCGTAAGGCAGTGTGTCTGCAACCAGCACTTTGGTGATGGACCATGCCTTGAATTCACCTTCTGTGATGATGACGGGAATGTCTACATCCGTAATGACGCGGCGCCAATTGGTTTTGATGGGAAAATAGATATGACTGCCACTGGCTCGAGCCTGTGAGTACTTCATCTTGGACCGAGGCTGCAATAACCTAACGCGGTCAAAGCCGGTGTCCTTGCCGTCGATGTCACGATACGGGATGCGTATACTCCACTCACCGGTGTGCCCAAGCAGAGCACGGGTTTGCTCACGATCAAGCAACTCAAGACCTAATTGTGCTATGTCAGTGGCATCATAGCCTCGGTCCTGAAGATAGTTGGTGTATAATTGCTGCGGAGTTACTATACTTGCGCCGAATCCGGTCGGCGCAATCTGTGGTTCCATGTTGATCCTTGGTTGGTTTTAGGGCACTTTGAAGTTGTATAGACTTCAGGTGCCTTATTTTTGGTGTGATGCTTATAGAAATGGAAAAGATGTTCACATAGATACCTTTCAATAGTCAAGTTGATGGGACGGAGCATGGCCCCGCAAGTTATGTAATATACACCATCTAGGGGCTGGGTGGTGGCTTAAAAACTTTTTTTGCTAGGGCGGTACAAAGCTGCAAAAGCGGATGTACAATGCACTTACAGCAACGTTGCTGTGACACCTTGACTATAGAAAGCTACACACCATGAACGACGTACAATTGCATGACTTCCTAGAAATTCTGATTGATTTATCATTGGAAGGGGAAACTTTTGAGATCTGCATAGCAGCTCTTAAACTACAAACAGCATTGCTATCCGTTTATGGTGACAACTTTCTGTAATCAATCAACCTGAACTTTGAAAGGCATCTATCATGAAAATGAAAAACAGCGTCCCACAGCCTACACGGCACCCCCACATTCCACGTGTGTATTGTATCTTTGTGAACGGCAATTGGCACTCTGATGTCGAAGCCTTCTCAGAAGAGCATGCACTTGACAAGATGGTTGGCAACATCGGCTACTACGTCCATGAGATCAGCGCCGAGCTGCTTGAAGGCACTGATGAGCCTGAAGAGGCCGGCTACCCCCGCAGTCTGTATGGCAACTAAGGAGAACATCATGGAAGAAGGCATTACAGTCATGGCAGAAGATGACACACGCATCAATGTAGATGCTTGGGACACTTACGGCGAACCGTTAAAGGTTTGGCTTAACATCGCCGTGCCGCGAGCGTCCTGCAGCGCGGTGCTTACTAAAGAGCAGGCAATGCAGATTGCGGCAGCTCTTATAAAATTTGCGGAGGCAGCATGACCATCAAAACGTCTTTTGTTTACCCGCCCATTCCTGTGCGCGACTTTGACTGGGAGGCTTATATTGATGGCTATGAGCCTGGCGATGCGCTGGGCCATGGCGCCACTGAAGAAGAGGCCATCGCCGATCTATTGTCTATCATCACCCAACCCAAGGAATTATCATGACCATCGAAGACCTCTGCATCGGCGTACTGGCAGGCGTCTTCGCGCTTGCAGTATACTTCATCACCATCTGCATGTTAGGACTAGAATGAACACTACTCACAACCCAGCGCATATGCAAGACTGGGAGCAAGCTTTTGACGACTGGGTTGTACTACTCAAGCGCGCTAATGCTATGGAATTGTTGGATGACCCCAAGGCTATCTGGGACGAAGCTTGGCGCCAAGCTTGTATCATCAACGCTAAAATAGAAGCTACGCAATGAAGTACCTATACGCAATAGCCATTGCAGTGATGGCTCTCAGTGCTTGCAACGACGAGCATAAACCACCACCGTTGAAGGAAGGCTGGATACGCATTGATTGGCCTGACTTTAATGCAACATATGTTGTGCCTATTGTGATGGATGACGGAACCAATTGCGTTGTAGCTGGTGGACGCTATGGGCAAGATATCTCCTGCGACTGGAGGAAGAAGAAATGAAAGCAGGACGAAAGCCAAACCCACCGAAGCCAGCGGAGCCTTGGTACACAGTGCTTGCAAGGGCGTTAAAGGCGTACAACTTCCCTGCGACTGACGCAACCAAAGAAACTCAACCACAAACTGCATGGAGACATTTACTATGACAGGATTTGATAGCAAACGCAAAATCGCGCAGGACAGGCTGGACGACGACGATGTTCAGGTTTACGCAAAGCCTAGGCTTGACCAAGGCCCAGACTACGAGCGCGGGTTTGTGGACGGGATGCTGCACCAGACGCAATCCAGTGTTGACAAAGCAGTCAACCGGATGGCACATCCAGCGCAAGAGCCGGTGGACAATGATTTTTTTAAAGTTCTCTCAAGGAACAACCCAAGCCCAGATCAACGCCCTACCTGCACAATTATTCATCCGCCAAAACCTGTTGGTCACTGGGTGTTATACCCCCAAGCGACTCCGTACACATCGTTTGCTATGTACCACAAGCCAACGGACAAACAGATTAAAAACACTGAGCAGCTACTTGGATGGGAATGGAGGGACGCATGACTAGAGTACGAGTAAGAAACTGGGCCGAGGAAAGACGTGCGCGGGAACTTCGCAAGCTGCTGGCCGAGATCGACCCACACCCCGTGAGCACAACGCCGCCGCCTACGCCGTCACCGGCCATGAGCCTGTGGGAGCACCCCGAATACCGGCCAGAGCAGATGACATCCGGACGCCCCGGAGCCAACGACCATCAACACATCAAGAGTAAAAGATTTTAAAATGTTCAACGATTTGCAAAAACAAAGGCTGCGCAACCTGAGCCGCGTGATCACCGGCGACAAGAAGGACTACCCGGTGGCAGCCAACGCGCCGCTGGAGGCCTACATCAAGGAGCTGCGCGAGGAGTACCCTGAGTATTTCCTGACGCCCAAGGACCTGTCAGAGCGGGTGTTCATGGACCAAACGCGATCTGGAGCTTATACAAGCTATGTGCGCCCTCGCCGGAGTACGTATGCTTAAACAAGTAAAACCGCCTTCTTCAGAGCCGCATTACTGGGTTTGTACGAAGTGCAATTGGGCTTGGCAAACATTGCAAGAAGCCAGTAAACACGCTTGCCGACAGGCGCAGACAACCACCATCAACGCAAAAGGAATGTAATGACCGATGACACCAAAGCCTACATTGGTGAGGCAATTTTAAGCCCTGAAGAAACAAAAAAGCGCGTTAAAAAAGTCAAGGAAGGCGCTGATGCGCCATTGACTGACATGATCTACGGCGCAACGCCTTTAGCACGTGAGCTCGACACTGACGTGCTGCCACAAGCACAGTACAACTTCCAAGGCGAGCAGAACGCCTTGCAGCGCTTCATGAGCATGTATGAGCCTGGCGAGCTAGTCATGAGGCAGAACTTTAGGCGGCATGTCCTACAGATCTTGGAAGACTGGCGCCTTAAAGACGTGAAAAAGTAAACTTTTTGCAACTTTTTTTCGAAAATGTGAAAAAGTTGCAGAAACAGCTGTATAATTCAACTGTAGGCAACTACAAACTGGTCCCTCTAACTTACTTGTTTACTGTTTATTGAAAGGCAATCATCATGGCACACATGCTCGCAACTACCCTCACTGGCAAGTCCGCAATGGCTTACGTAGGTGATACCCCTTGGCACGGTCTAGGTCAAAAGCTAACCGCTGATTCTCCCATTGAAACCTGGGCCGAGGAGTCTGGCTTAGACTTCCAATTGGCAACTGCTGATGTGCAGTTTGCGCCTCCTGCTTCTGTGTGGAACGGCTTTAAGCCTCAGCACACAGCATTTCGTGGCAAGAAAGTCATGTACCGCACTGACAACGAGTTGCCTCTTGGTCTTGTATCTAGCCAGTACAAGATTGTGCAGCCTGTTGAAGTGCTGGAATTCTTTCGCGACATGGTTGGCAGCATTGCCCATCTGGAAACAGCCGGTGTGCTTCGCAACGGTGCCCACTACTGGGCCTTGGCACGGATGGATGGTGAGTTCAACCTGGCTGGCGATAAAGTCAACCAGTACCTGCTTCTAGCCTCATCTGCAGATGGTTCTTTAGCAACACAAGCACGGCTAACATCTGTTCGCGTTGTATGCAACAACACGTTGCAACTTGCGCAAAAAGGCAAGGCTGAGGTTAGCGTCCGTCACAACTCGGTGTTTGACCCCGTCGCTGTTAAAACTGAGTTGGCCAATTTCAACGACGCATTCAAGGCCTTTGAGCATACCGCCAAGTTCTTGGCCGGTGTCAAAGTGTCCAGCATGCAAGCCCAGGCTGTATTCACCAAGCTCCTTGGCGGTGACGATAAGAAACCTAGCCGCGCAGCACAACGTGCATTGGCATTGTTTGACGGCGCTGGCATTGGTGCTGATCTTGAATCCGCCAAGGGCACAGCATGGGGCGCATTGAATGCAGTCACTCAGCTGATGGATTGGGAAACAGCCCGCACAGGTGATGCGCGGCTGGCCAACGCGTGGTTTGGCGGCGGCGTAGCTATCAAGCAACAAGCTGTTCAAGACCTGTTGGCCTTGGCATAAAGCGGTTGGGGCTTCGGCCCCACCCTTTTGTTGTATAATTGCAACATTGTTTATTGAAAGGTACCTATGAATGTCTTCTATCTTCACGATTGCGCCGCTGTTGCTGCAGGCATGCATTGTGATAAGCACGTTGGCAAAATGCTCATTGAGTCAGCACAAATGCTGGCCACAGCGCACCACCAACATGGCAACGGCGCCAATGTAACCTACAAGCCTACTCACGTCAATCACCCAAGCAACATCTGGGTGCGTTCTGGCAGGCTCCACTATGACTATGTTGTCGAGCTTGCCTTGGCCCTTGGCAGGCAGTTCTACGTCCGTTACGGCAAGCACCATAAAACGCAAGGCATTGTCATTGCCGAGCTTATTAAAGCGCCTCCTGCAATGTACAAAATGCCTTTGCTTTGGCAGCCGCCGCCCCTGGCCATGCCTGATGAATACAAGTCTTCCAACACCATCGAGTCTTACCGCCGCTTTTATGCTAGTAAAATCGAACGTATGCCAATGGTATACAACAAAGGCACTTCACTTCCACCCTATTGGCTGTCAGACATCTGGGCCAACAACCTGAAAGCAGCATAATGTACGATAAAGTCCGTGAGTTTAGGCAAAAGCTTCAATTGCCTATTGGCGAAATACCTGCACTAATCCGCAGCGATGAAAGCTCTTACTTTTCAAGATTCATTCTTGAAGAGCTTAGTGAATACATGCGTGCATGTGAGGAAGGCTCGTTGGTTGACGCTGCCGATGCGTTGGTAGATCTGGTTTATGTTACTCTAGGCTGTGCTCATGCAATGGGGCTACCTTTTGATGAGCTCTTTGACATCGTGCATGCAGCAAACATGAAAAAGCAGCCTGCAAATGAGTTTGTTCGCAGCTTACGTGGCACACGCTATGACGTGGTTAAGCCTATGGGCTGGGTTCCGCCTGAAGAGGCCATGCAACGTGTCATCAACACGCATCTTATGAGGCATAACCCATGAACATCAAAGACCTAATTGACGAATTCGTTTCTGTCAAAGGCAAACGTGAAGCGCTAACTACCGAGGCTTCAGCACTTACAAAGAAGCTTGCAGTCATTGAGGCAGACATCATGGAGCAAATGGCTACGCAAGGCATCTCCAAAGCTGGCTCAGACAAAGCATCATGCACAATGAAAGAAGTGTCCAATCCAACCATTACTGATTGGCAAGCTTTTTACGCATACGTAGCAGATACAAAGCAATTTGAGCTGCTGCACAAAAGATTGTCCTCCACGATTTTCCGCGAACGTTGGGAAGCCGGGGAGACAATACCGGGGACTTTGGCTACAAAGTCTTTTGAACTGACCGTTTATCGCAAAAACTCGTAACTTGTTAAGGACTATCATGAGCAAAAATATCGTCGCTAAAACTGAAACCGCGCAAATCAGTTTGTTTGAAGACCAACTAGCCGCAATGGCTATGGACCATGTCAAGGCTGAGCAATCAACACTTGGCACAGCATTCCTGTCTACCAAAAGTGGTGTGCTAACCTACCGCGGCAACCCCATTGCCAACAACTCATTGGACTGCGTAATCCTTGCAGGCCCTATTGAGCGCTTGTACTATGACAGCCGCTATGACCCCACCAAGATTGTCGCGCCAAAATGCTTTGCCATTGCAACTGTTGCAACCGGCATGGGGCCATCGGCAGCAGTCTCCGACCCTATGCGCAAAGAGTGCGAAGGCTGCCCTTGCAATGAATGGGGCTCAGCTGCTAATGGCGGCAAAGGCAAGGCATGCCGAGAAACACGCCGGTTGCTATTGCTGCCTGCTGATAGCATTGCTAGCCCAGCCGCAGTCCAAGCTGCTGAGGTTGTCGCATTGCGTCCGCCTGTTACCAGCATTCGTGCGTACACAACTTACATTCAAACAGTTGCCGCTACGTTGCGCCGCCCTAGTTTAGGCGTGGTAACTACCATTGCAGTTGTGCCTGACGCTAAAACTCAATTCAAGGTCACCTTTACCATGAAAAGTGTAGTGCAGGATGCTGATGTGCTGAACGCCTTGATTACGCGTGGCACCAATGAAAGTCAGAAAGCCTTGGAGTTTACAAACTTTGTAGGCGATGACGCAGCCCCTGAAACGTCTGCGCAATCGACACGCTTCTAATGGAACCAATTTTCCTCGACTTTGAAACCGAGGGAATAGAAGCAAGGCCTAAGTACCCACCGGTGCCTGTAGGTCTTGCTATCTATGACCCTGAAGGTGAAATACGTGATGGCTACTACGCCTTCGGCCATCTGCACGACAATAACTCTACCAAAGACGAAGTTCATGAGATACTCAAAGCCATTTTCTCGTCAACTCGGTCGATTTGCTTTCACAACGCTTCATTTGACCTGGACGTCGTTAACGTACATTTTGGGCTCAACACTCCATCGGCTGATAGAGTTAACGATACCCTTATTCTGGCTTTTCTGCATGACCCTCATACTCGATCTCTGTCTCTCAAAGACTTAGTTGTTACATGGGATATTGCAAAGCCAGATGAGCGTGATGAGTTGAAGGCATGGGTCATTGAGAACGTGCCAGAAGCAAAGAAGAAAAAGTCTACCTGGGGAGCATACATCTGTCGCGGTCCAGTTGAACTGGTGGGTCGCTACGCTATGGCTGACGTACGGCTTACTTCACAGCTTTATGACTTTTTGGCTTTAAAGGTTTTGCCTGCGCAGTTAGTGCCTTATCGCCGTGAAATTGAGCTGATACCCATGTTGCTTGAGAATTCAAGCTTAGGCATACGTGTAGATGTGGAAGGTCTTGATAAAGCAAAGTCACAAGCAGAAATAGACATTGCGCTTTGTAATGATTGGGTACGTGCATTGTTGGGGTCTTCTGAATTGAATGTTGATAGCGACCAACAGCTGGTCGAATGTATTTATCAATCAGAGCATTGGGACAAAAATAAAGCATGGCCCGCCACGGACAAAGGCCAATTACAAGCCACAAAAGAAGCATTTGATGAGATGCTTACCAACCTGGAGTTGCGCGATGTCCTCAGATTTAGAGCAAACCTTTCGACTTGTCTATCTACTTTTATTGAGCCGTGGCTACACGCCTCTCGTTCTACGGGTCGAATTTATACCAACTGGAATAGTGTCAGAGGTGAGCGTGGAGGAACTCGAACTGGGCGACTATCTTCCACACCAAATTTTCAGAACGCCCCCGTCAGGTATCCAGTAGTTACGTTGCCCAAAGATTTGCAGGTTGCCGCATTGCCTTTGATTCGTAGCTTTATCTTGCCTGATGAAGGCCACAAGCTTATTGCATGCGACTTTAATGCACAAGAGCTTCGTATCTTTGCCCACTTTGAAGGCGGCAATCTTATGAAGCAATACCAGGTGGATGCACGTGCTGATTTGCATACTTACGCAGCAACAATGATGACTGAAGCCAGTGGCAGACCTGTTAGTCGTACGTACTCAAAGGGCGTAAGCTTTGCGATTCTGTATGGCGCAGGCCCAGGCAAGATTAGTGATATGCTAGGCATTGATATGAACATGGCACGCACATTGGTGAATGCCTACACAACAGCTGTGGCGCCAGGGCTTAAGGTCATGCAGGCAACAATGCGCACGCGATACAAACTAGGTGAGCCCCTTAAGACTATTGGCGGCAGGCTTGTCAAGATGGAGCCGCCTAAGGTTATTGACGGCCGCATCCGTGAGTTTGATTACAAAGGCGTCAATCTGCTGATTCAAGGCTCTGCTGCAGATCAAGCCAAGGCTGCAATGCTACTGTATCAAAAGACACGCAAGGATAGCAGGTTGCTACTTAGTGTGCACGATGAGTTGGTCATTAGCGCGCCAATTGACGCACTTGAACGCGAGGCAGAGTGCCTAGTCAATGCAATGTGTAATGCGCTAACTATGGACGTGCCAATGATTAGTGACTACAAAATTGGCAACAACTATCAGGAAACCAAATGAACTTCTCACATTCCAGCATTTCCACGTATGAAGATTGCCCTCTTAAGTACAAGCTTACACGTATTGATCATTTGTCTGAGCCTACAGGCCCAGCTGCTGAGCGTGGCAAGCGCATTCATAAAGAGTTTGAAGAAGCCTTTGGCGGCTTGGGGTTAGTGACAGCCGAGTTGGAGCCTTGGCTTGACTTTATCAACGACATCAAAAGCTACTACACTATTGTGCTGCCTGAGCTTGACACAGGCGTACGGCGTGATTGGTCACCTTGCGGTTTTAAAGATGATGACGTCTGGCTGCGAGGCCAGATTGATTTACTTGCAATAAAAGACAACAAGGCACGCATCATTGATTGGAAGACAGGCAAAGAACGCGACTACGAAAAGCAGTTACGGCTTTACGCAACACTTGTTTTTGCGCTGTACCCTGCTGTAGATACTGTTGAGCTTGAGCTTGCGTTCATTGACTTGCAAAAACCTGTGACATGCGCCACTGTCATACGCAAAGACTTTCCTTTGCTAAAGACATGGATGACTAACCGCATGACAAAGATTGAAAAAGACGCTATCTTTGCGCCAAAGCCTAACGCCAATTGCAGGTATTGCCACTTTCGTAAAGACAACGGTGGGCCTTGCAAATGGTAACCAGTGTCATACTTGAGCGTGACCTTGAGGGCTACTTCTCAAAGCAATGCAAAAAGCATGGTTTACTTACATTAAAGCTAAACGTGCGGTTTCAACGTGGCTGGCCTGATCGCATTGTGCCTCTTGAAAATGGTGAGGTATTGTGGGTTGAGCTTAAGCGGCCCGGTGGTACCGTATCACCTATGCAAGAAAAAGTACACAATGAGCTTACGGTTCGTGGGCATAAAGTCTTTGTAATTGACTCGAAAGAAGGGATCGACCGTGTTCTGGGAACCGCATGAGTACCAAAAAGAAGCTGTAAAGTTTCTAATTGAGCGTGGGTCTGGGCAGTTGTGGCTGGACCCAGGGCTCGGCAAAACTGCAATTGTGCTATCAGCATTTCGCACTTTACGACTTGCAGGTGCTGTAAAGAAGATGCTGGTTGTTGCACCATTGCGCCCCACTTACACTGTGTGGCCGCATGAGACTAAAAAGTGGGAACAGTTTTCAGGCTACTCGGTTGGTGTGCTTCATGGCGCCAAGAAAGACAAAGCATTAAGTACTAACCATGACATCTATGTCATCAACTTTGAAGGCTTGGCTTGGCTGTCGCATAAGATGCATGGCAAAGTATGGCCGTTTGAGATTCTTGTCATAGATGAGATCTCTTATTTGAAAAACACGCAAACGCAACGCTTTAAGACTTTAAAGCCCGTGCTTGATAAGTTTGATCGCCGCTGGGGCCTCACTGGGTCACCCGCGCCCAATAGCCTATTAGATATATTTGGGCCGCAGTTGATTATTGACCAGGGGGCCACGTTTGGTCCCTACGTATCAAGGTTTAGGGCAGAGTATTTCTACCCTTCAGGTTTCAACGGCTATGAATGGAAGTTGCAATCAGATGGCGAAACAAGAATCCAAAAAAAGCTTGATGGTAAAGTGCTTCGGATGGCAGCTCTCGATCATCTTGACTTACCTGTCTTGGCCTACAACGATGTCAGAGTCCAACTTCCGCATGCTGCACGTAAAATGTACGATGCTTTTGAAAAAGCTTTAACTTTGGAGCTTGAGCAAGGCACAGTGACAGCTGTTAACGCAGCTGTTGCAGTTATGAAGGGCCAACAAATTGCCAATGGTGGTTCTTATCTTGATGGCAACGAGCGGGAGACATTGCATGTACACAATGCTAAGACTGAAGCGGTTATGGACCTTGTGGAAGAGCTATCAGGTCAACCTTGCATCATTGGATACCATTTTCAACATGACTTGGAGAGGCTTAAAAAAGCTTTTCCTCATGCGCCTATTATTGGTTCGGGCGTCATTGGCACTAAGCTTGATCATATTATTGCGAGTTGGAATGCCGGCGAGGTACCAGTTTTACTTGCGCACCCTATGTCGGCGGGTCACGGTCTCAATTTACAAGGCGCAGGTCATGCTGTAATCTGGTACTCGTTGACTTGGTCATTAGAAATCTACGAGCAGTTTATTCGCAGACTCTGGCGGCAAGGCCAAAAGAACAACGTCATGGTGCATCACATCATTGCTGTAGACACAGTTGATGAGGCCATCATGCTTGCTGTGCGTCGTAAAGACAAAACACAACAAAAATTGCTAAACGCGGTGCGTGATTACATTCATCGTGATATAATTGTAAGTGTTGAACATTGACATTATTCATTGTAAGTTTATTCACCTTTTAGAAAGATCTGTATGACCGTTACCAAAGAAGTCTCTACCGCTGTTAAAGAGCGCAAAGCACGTGGCCCCAATATTGACAAGGGCACTATCATCCGCATCAATGTTGCTGCTAACCCTAAGCGTGAAGGCACCCTTGCCCATGCACGCTTTGCACTGTATGAAGATGGCATGAGCATTGAAGACTACATTGCTGCAGGTGGCCGTTCTAGTGATGTGCACTATGATCAGGCACGTGGTGACATCTCTTTTGAAACTTCTGACGAAGCTGTAGCTGCGTAATGAACATACTCATCACGGGCGTCACAGAGACGCACATCAATTATCATGGTAGGGCAAGCTCTACCAAGTTCGTCTCTATCCCTGAAATGATGGCATCTGCGTATCGCGATTTAGGCTACAACGTGGCGCATCGTGCGGTAACTGTAGGTGAGGATCTTTCATGGTTTGACGTCGTGTTTGTGTATGTGTATCCTCTGGATCATAACGCAATTTCCCATGTTGGGGCCACGTATGCACTGGAGGTAAGGCCGGATGCATACGTGTGCCTTGACGATTGGTCATTTCAAGAAATTATGCCTACGTGGGCAAAAGTGATTGACTTGCAAAAGCTGCAATCACGTACATGGTTGGCGCCACTATTTCCTTGGGGCGACGTAAATAAGATGGGTTTGCAGGTCAACCGGATTGTTGCATGGGACCCGTCGCCTTTGTATATCCCACCGCCAGTGCACCAATTGGCATGGGGTCAGCGTAAGCAAGAATGGTACAACGCGTCCCTATCAACAGGGGCGCATCTATGGGCGACAGCGCAAAGTCTTACATGGCCCGTCAACTCCGTTGGGGGTAAACAGCTAGGGCAACCCCGCAAGCTTGAAAGCGATATTGTTTGGGAATACGGCTTTTACAAAGGCGTGCTTTGCCCAACATACACGCATGCAGGTTGCGGCTGGTGGCGTGTAAGATATTTGCATGCCAAGCTTGCAGGTTGTGTGCTTGGCGGTGATCGTATGGAGCTTGACGCCATTGGCCCAGCATATAGCTTTACATTGCATGAAATTGAATCCATGGATGATGAGATGCTAAAGCAACTGGTTGTAGGACAGCAAAAAGAATTGCTAACAGCGCCAAGATTCACAACAGTAAATATACTAAAGAGTCTTATATGATCATCATTCTAGAAGGGCCTGATGGCTCTGGCAAAACAACACTTGCTGAAAAGCTACGTGCTGTTGTAAGTGAAAGCCCCGGCAATATGATGCATAGCGTTGCGCATGGGCCTTACGCAGGTTTGGATGCTGAACAACTTTGCAAACTGTACTTTCGGTCAATGTCGCCTGCGTTGACGTTTGATGATAGTCTTATCATGGATAGGTCATGGCTGTCGGAGCCTATTTACGCTGACGCGTATCGCAATGGTATTTCAAGAGTTGACATGCCTCGCCGCAGAATGCTTGAGCGCACTGCATTGTCACGTGGTGCTGTTGTCATACTTTGCCAGCCCGACTTTGAGGTGTGTGAGCAGGCATTCATGTCACGTAAAGCTGAAGAATATCTGGACAATGTTGACCAGTTACGCCAAGTTTACAATGATTATGAAACTTTAGATTTACAAACTCATTTGCCGGTAGTGCATTACGATTACGTGCATGACAACTTTCAAGATTTGCTTGCACGAATTGAAAAAGTACGTATTGACAACAAGAGTGTAGGCGGCGGCGCATTTGTTGAAGGTAACTACCTTATGCTATGTGATAAGGGCCCGCAAATGAACGTTAAGTCATCTGCTGTGGTTGTCCCGTTTGTCAATTTTCTTGATAATGATGGCCCCAGCAGAATGCTGTCAGCAACGCTTGAGCAAGACAATGTTCCTGAAAATATGTTGTACTGGGCAAATACACAAAACGCTGCAGGCGCCCCTACAAGCCCTGACTTTATTGCGCAGCTTAAGCCGCGTAGGATTTTTGCTCTTGGCAATAACGCGTATGCCTGGGCACTGAATAACAACATCAAAGCAACTAAGCTTCCGCCGCCGTTGTATCACATGCAAAACTACCCAGATCAACCCTATCACATTTTTGAGGATAACGATGGACCTAGCAGCAATTAGCAATGAAGAAGGCCTTATCAATCTGTACTACGTTTTACGTGAGTACGGTGAATGGGCATCACCACGAGGCGAAACCACTCTTGAGATTGAAAACTTTGCCTACACAGTTGGCCCCTACGTGCGTTTCAACTCTTTCAAAGGCCGTAACTTCAATCTTAAGTATCTAAAGCGTGAGTTTGCATGGTACGTTAAAGCCAACCCGTACGATTTGTCCATCATGGAGCATGCAGCTCAATGGGGCAAGATTGTTGCCAATGGCAAACTTAATAGCAACTACGGCTCATACTGGTTTGGCAGACATGGCGTACGCAATATTGTCAAGCTACTAACTGAAGACCCTACCAGCCGTCGTGCAGTTATTCCAATGTACGGTACAGATGTTGACCACATGGACATAGACGCAAAAGATGTGCCTTGCACTATTGCCATTGAGTTTCGCATTCGCAATGGTAAGTTAAACGCTCGTGCCATCATGCGCAGTCAAGACATCTTGTGGGGCATGGCCAATGACATACCTACATTCTCGTTTTTGCAAGAAATCATTGCAGTGCTTTTAGACGTAGAGATGGGTAATTTGACTGTTACCGTTGGTTCTTTCCATGTTTATGTGCCTCGTATGGAAATGTTCCGTGAAATCATGGATAGCCATACATACGAAGTCCTCTCAGACATGCCACCTCGCATAGTAAAAGCCGAAGCTTTGGAGCTTATCAACTGCATCATCAATCCTAAATACGAGTTCTCAAAATGGCTACTGAACGTTTGAACGTGCGGCCTTCCGCTGAGCATGCGCTACGTACCTCCATTGCGGCAATGCTTCGCCAACGATACACTTTGCCTGAAATCATTGAGGCTTTGATGTCTGTAAAGATTGAGCTTGTAAGTGTTGACAACTGGCAAAAAATTGCTGCTGAAGCAGACTTCAAACCGTAAATGTAGTATAATCCACATTGTAAGCAACGTTGCTTACGTAACTTGATTATTGAAAAGGACTCATCATGACAAAAATCCATTGGACCAAAGCTGAAACAGACACAGTGCTTTCAAACGCGCACTATCTTTTTGACACAAGTACCTACATGCACTTTGATGCGATTAAAGCAGCGCAAAAAGTGCTGCCTGTACACAGACAGCGGGCGTTTAACACCCACTCAGTTGCAAACACACTCATTAAAGAGCTTAAGTTGCGTGTGGCGCGGGGCGTGCCAAAGCAAAAAGCAATAGAACCACCCACACCAGCCAATGCAGTGGCGCCAATGCCCACCAGTACACCCTGGGACCCTACTCTTGATGACCTAGTTCAAGCCGTAGCAAAGAAAATTGCTGGCACACTAAAACATGCGATTGCTAATGCTGTTAAAGAGCTTGAGCATGAGTATGGGCTGCACAAGCATAGCTGTGAATACACAGCAACTGGCGTCAAAAAGAAACGTGTAGTCATCATTGGCTTGTTGAATGACCAAGTGCATACAATGCAAAAAGAGTTTAGCAATGACTTTGACATAAAGTGCATTGACACTGACCGCGCAATGGGGATGTCTCCTCCAGACGCTGATGCTTACTTGCTAATGAAGAACTTCATCAACCACCCGTTGTACCACAAGTATCAAGCATTCCCAAATCATGTGTTGATTGATGGCGGCATATCATCTTTGCGGATGTGGTTCTACACTAAAGGCAAAGAGCTTTAATCCCAGCCTTCGCCTTTTCCGGGGTCAAACGCATTGGCCTTATGCTCTTTATACGCCTTGATGCCTTGGTAGGCTAGAGGCGGTAAGGCCATGGCTGTGCCAACTGCCTTGGCAACTGGATGAGGTACCATAGACACCAAGCCGCCTATACCACTGAGCCCAGCCATAACGCCTTCAAGTGTATTGCCTGCTTGAAGCTCATTGTAAGCATGCACCAACTCAGCGCCAGATAAGCCGCCCATGATGATGTTAAAGCCTGGGATCTTAGACAAGAATGATTTTGCCTTGGATAGCTCATCAACACTTGCTTGTGCAGCATTCTTAGCTGCCGTTGCGTTAGCTAATGGTGCAGGAAGTCTTGCGTTACGCGCATTGTCCATTGCAAGTTGCGCCGCTGCAGCCTCAGTTTGCGCAGTTCTATGCGCTATCTCAGCGTCTACAACAGCTTGCCGAGCTTGCGTTACTGCAGGTGCCTCATTGTAGCTACGTGGCACAGCAATCCCACTACGTGTTGCCTTGTAATCTGCAGGCAAACCTTTTTCAACCTGGTAGTTCCTTGCAGCCTCAGTAACGCTGTCGCCGCCTGGGCCCATGGAGCCTACAACTTTTTTGTTCCATTTATCGCCTGCTAAATCTTCAGCTGAAATAGTTGCAGGGTCAAGCCCAACGGCACGAGCTGCAGTATGCGCTGCGTCACGAACATTTCTGGCGTCTTCCAACACAGTGTTTGCAATCTTATGCTCATTTATAAGTCTATTAACGCCGCCTTGATACGTGTCAATCAAAGACTTTTCAAACGCTGCCTTGCCTGCAAGATCTGTTTTAGCGGCTGTCAAGTCGGGGCTAACGTACTTAGGCGCACGCGAGCCTGCGACAGCGCCTGTAATGCCACCTACAATTTCACCTATGCCTGTATCGCTGTTGCTAGCAGCTTGTGGTTTTGCCGCGCTTGCAGCCGACTTTGGAAAAGGCGCACCGGCATCTCCTGCAAGCATTGGGTTGTTAGCACGTTGCGACATTGCCGCGCTGTAGTCATCTTCAGTACCACCAGGGTTACGTGCCGCCCAATCGTCGTATGAAAGCTGCTGTGGCGCAGCTACTGGTGCTGATGCGCCAAAGGGCACAGCAAGACTTGCGTCAAACTTGTTTAAAGAGTCAATGCCAGACGTTGCCATATGTAGCCTTTATTTCTTTTTCAAGAGAAGCTGGTCAAGCCCAGTCAACGCGTTTAGGTAATCGCTGTTTTGCTGCGTGTATTCAGGATGCCTAAAGAATGCTCTAGGATTCTTGGCAGACGCACCAGGGTTTGCCTCATTCCATGCGCCATAAATGTTAACAATTTTTGCCTCATTCTGATGCTGCAATAGGCGCTTACCTGCCCAGTAGTATATAGCCTCAGGTAGATTGCCCGTGTTTGCAATTGCTGCGCTAAGCTGCTGATCTTCATAGTTGCTAAGACGCCCGCCAATTGCTTCTCGATTCAATGAAAGATTGGCAACAGTTTCTTCTGCAATAGCATTGAATACGCGAGTGGCAAGCAGCTTTTGATTGTCATCCAGTTTTAAGTTGCTAACCAAGTCTGCTACAGGGATATTAGCATGCCCAAAATGCCCCATGCCTACACCAGTATTAAGCATTTGCCCCACAGCTTTTGCAGCACGCTGAATAACAGTGTCAATATCACGAGCTTGCAACTGGCCAAAAACAATTTGACCATCAGGGCTTGTTGCAATTTTCCGCAACGTAGACATATTGTTTATGGCTTGCGAACTAATTGTAGGGCTAAAGCGATTAAGAGCTGCAATTCTGTCGTTAAACGGCTTCAACTGTGTTTCCGCGCTCTTTGTCTCTACACCAATTTGCGCTTCACCTGCTTTTTGCGCAAGGGCACGTTGCACAGCAGGCGAGTCAGTCCCCGCTACTTGCCGCTGTTGCGCTGGTTGCGGCATAGGTTGTGGTTGTGGTGCTTGCTGCGCAGGTGCTTGTCGTACCGGGGTTTGCCCGCCCACTTGCGCAAGTAGCTTGTCAATCTCAGCAAGTTGTGGCCCTAGCACTGCTTGCATTTGCTGGTTGCCTGACTTAACAGCCATGTCCATTACTGTTGAAAGCTTTTCACGACTTGCAGTTAGCGTGTTAATTATTGCAGCAGGGTTTTGCTGTTGCATTGGCATTGCTGCAGGTCGTAAAGCGCTAGGCTCAGCTGCAGCAGCAGGCCCCATGGGCAAACTTGGCGTTGGCGCAGGTTGTGGCGCAGTCATGGCTGGTTGCGGCGCGGGTATGACTGGCTGAGGCGCCTGTGGCATTGCCGGCTCAGGTGAAGGGGTTATCATAGGCGTGCCGCTTTGAGGCCCGCCTGGTGCAGGCTGCGCGTCCGGTATAGTTGCAAGTGGCACTGTAGGCATCACTTTAGGCGGCGTTATTTCAATGCCATACTCTTTGGCAGCAACCGGGCCAACTTTATCAATAAAATCAGCTTGCGCACGACGCTTGGCGTCTTGATCATCTCCAGCTTTAAGCAGTTTAAGTTCTAAGTCAAACTTTGCATTTTGTAGCTCAAGCCCTTTGAATTGATTGCCAATTGTGTTTTGATTCCTAGTTTCAGTAAGCTGATCTTGCGCAATCTGCGTTTTGATTTGCTCATTGGTCATACCTGCAAAGTCTTTGACCATAGCACCTACAGTAGGGTTCTTGGCGGCGATTTGCAAGTATACTTTGGGGTCAATATTTTGTAGCTTTGCAGCCGTCGTTGTTGTTGCTGTAGGCCCTGTGCCTGTGCCAGTTGCAGACCCGCCTTGCAATGTTTGCGCAACATCGGTAGGCGACGCGCCAATTGCAAGACCTAGCATTTTCATTGCGTCAGCACGACTTTGCACTTCATACTTCTGGCCTTCAATTTGCATTTTCAATTGCGCAATCGCAGGTGCGCGCTCTAACTGCGCCTGTTGCTGCTGTCCCATTACAGAAGCTGCACGACCTATACCTTCACCAAAAGAGCCTGTGCGGCCTGGGTCCAGCAAAGCACCTGCAATGCTAAACCAGTTAGTGTTATTGCGGTTATCAAATGAGCTAGATAACCGAGTCAGTGCGTCAATGTATTGCTGCTGCGCATCAGGATTGGTTGCAGCGTCAGTAGGTAACGTAGGTAGTGCCATATAACGCCTTTACTATTTAGGAAGGTAGTTATTATTTTGTAGCCAACTAATTAACTGTTGCCCGCCTGTTGTGTTAGAAATACCGGCAGTAAGCGCCCCAAGCCCTGTAATTGTTTGCAATGGCGATGCTGAGTATTGGCCCGCTTGGCCTGGGCCATTGTATGTGCTTGTCACATTGGTAGGTACGGTGTAGCCTTTACCAAGATTAGATGCAGCTGTCAATGTTTGCAATGGAAACAGCTCTTTATTTTGCCCAATAGTCTGCTCTTGCCCGCCCATTGTAGCCAGTGTATTGACGTCATTTGTGCCTAATGTTTGCGTAGCACTTGCAAGGTTGCCCATTAAACCTGCGCCTGACAAGTCAATGCCCTGTTGATTTTGCGCAGCAGTTAAAGCTTGCCCGTATCCACTTTGCAATGCTTCACCTTGTTTTTGCGTAATATTTTGCTCGGCATTTGCAATGTTAGATGCAAGCACATTAGCGCCTTGCTTAGACCCAAACATGCCTGAGCCTACAATGCCTGAAGTAACTTGCGGCGCCAAGCCTCTTGCAATGTTGTTTTGCCCTTGTATGCCAATGTTGTTTACTACATCATTGATGTAGGGTGACATAAATGATTGCACGCCATTCGGATTACTCGGGTCAACTGCTGATTTTGTGCCCGCAGTTACAAGATCAGTTGCAGATGTTAGCGCAGGTTGGTAGTTGCCAACATTCCCTGCAGCATTTTTCCATGCACTTTTTTGATTAGCAGTGGCGCCTACAAATTGCGCATCTGTTGCAGCTTTTGAGCCCTTGGTTACTATGTCATTGAGATATGAGGTGTACCAATCAGGGGCTGTTGTCGTCTGCGACGTCGTTGACTTAATATCCGGTAGCGGTGAGCCTTGTGTTAAATCTGGCATAACTTATCCTTTCAAGTATTCTAATGGCGATTTAGCCTTAGGGGGAATTTTATGTATAGGCGCTGAGCGTTTATGCTTACGAATAGCTTCTCGCATTTTATCTAAACGCTTTGCGCCTGCGTCTGAAGAGCCATTGCCAAGCGACGCAACAGTGTCAGCGTCAAACACATACTCGCCATCTGCAAGCATTGCAGGAATGTCATCAGATTGCCCATCGCCGCGACCCTTAACATAGTGACCAGTAGCGCCTGTAATAAACTCAGGACGATGGCGCGAAAGCCCGCCCTTTGCGTAAGACTGCGGCTCTTCAGCAGGCATATGTGTTTGCGGTATTTCCTGCATACGGTAGTACGGAGAGATTGCAGCCATTGTCTGTGGGTTTACGTTAGACATTTGCGGATACAACTGCACCAATTCTTTTAGCAAATTAGATTGGCTATTTGGCGCTAGACTTGAAAGACCTGTACTTTGCAATGCTTGTGATGAATTACCGCCTACATTAGTGGTGTTATTGATTAAGCTAAGGCCTTGCTTCATCAAGTCTGCGCCATTTGAATTGTCAAATGGTCTAGGTACTTTTAACCCGTCAAGCGCGCTGTTAACGCCATACGCTGCAGCCAATTGCTCTGGTGTAAGCATTCCTGCAGCTGCTTGTGCTGCGCCTACAGAGCCGGGGGACATGCCGGATGCTACAGCTTCATTACCGGATGCTGCCAACTTAGCAGCCGCAGCGTCGGCACCAGTAAGCGAAGTAAGACCTGGAAGCCCTGCGGCTGCAGCAACTTGCGTTGGTGTTAGCACACCGGCGGCGTTTGCAACAGAGCCAACAGAGCCTGGAGTGAACGTCCCCGAAGCAACTGCCTCATTACCAAGTCCTGTTGTAAGTGTTCCGCCAGCGGTGGTTCCTGCGGCAACAAGCTCCGCAGCAGTAGGAGCAACATATGCAGGCAAGGTAGCGGCTAATGCTCCCGGCGCACTACCGGCGGTAAGAATCTCAGGC